AATATAATAAGTAAATGCAACACTATTCATAGTTGGACTTGATGAAGAACTTTCTAAATCTCCATTAGTAACTAACTCATCCCCAAAGAAATTTGTAGTAGCGTGGTTGCCCATGAGGACTTCTTTGACTGATACATTGTCTAAAGATAAATTTGTGTTTGTATTTGTACCAACAACTCTAAATCCCCATTGATTATCATTAGCAGTATATAATACATCAAAACTATGTGTTCCCACACCTGCAGTATCTCTAACAAGAATTAAATTGTTACCATTTACATTAGACACATCTAAATAGTCACTACCATGCCAAGATGTAACAGTAAGTGTTCCTGTAACTCGATATGTTTTTCCACTAACTGCGGGATGAACTGAAACACTACCATTTTCTGTTCCTTGCCATATTGTTTGATTTCCAGATGCTCCTGTTGAGCCATTAAGAGTTGCCTTACCACCGCTAATAACCCATCCGTTTGTATTCCAATAAGCTCCAGTTGTTGAAGCATTCGTATCAGTATCAAACCCTGTATCTAATAACCTTTCACTACTTAACTTATTTTCACTATGGTCATATACAATGCTTTGAGGAGAATCTGGGTTACCCTCGCACATAGGATACCAAGCAACAAGGTTATCTTGTACTGCACTTGGAGCAGATTGCTCTGGCTTTAAATAGAGTTCTTGTACTTGTGCTTCGGTAAGTGCAGTATTAAATACTTTAACATCAGACATACTGCCATCAAATAAATAACTTCCAGAGTAATAAGCACCTATAAAAGTTCCCAATCCATTAAAATTAAGAGAAGATGGTGTATTAGAATCTGTTGTTCCTGATTGAGTTTGAGCTTCCCCATTTAAATACATTATAGTATTTGTTTTAGCACTATTACCTTTATAAACAACACAAAGGTGTTTCCATCCTGTATCAGTAGTAGTAATATTAGTTTGCCAAGCTGTCCCATCTACCAATAAATATATTTTATTAGAACTTCCAATTTTAATTTGAAATTCTCCATATGCACCAGTAAAAGCAGTTGCCCCCATATAAAACAAACCATCATCACCACTTGTAACATCGCATTTTATCCACATTGAAACAGTTATATCACCAGAATAACTATCTCCAAGTTGATTACCAAGTCCTGTACCACAACTTAAATAATCAGTAACACCATCAAATACCAAGCCACGACCACCATAGATAGTGCCATGGTCTGCGATGTTAGCAGTAAGTTTAGGAGAGTTTGCTCTTCCAGATGAAATTGTTGTTCCAAGCATTATTTTAATTCTCCATCATTATTGTTATCTGTTAAATCATTTACCTTGTAAGCAGTTAGGGTTTGAGCAGTTCCAGACAGTGTTCCATTTTTATCGCCTACTATATCTGGTATAGCACCACTACCAGATGCCCAAGCACTAATATTATGATTGTAATAATGATTTGGTGTAAGTACAGTTCTAAAATCACCATCTTTTCCAAGAGCATATATACTTGCTATATTTGCATCTGATATAACTGCACTTGTCATAAATGCTACATTATGAATAAACCCATCCATCATTTCAGAACTATTATCATATATTCCATAAGAAGTACCCATGTAGACACTACTACCATCATCTGTTAATGTTGCTTGACTGGATGAGTATGTAAGTTCTTTAGAACCATTTATCCATACATTGCTTCCACTACTGGTTGTTCCGTCATGAGTATATACAATATGAATCCATTCTCCAGTTGACATTGAACTATTTATTTGTGTTCCAGAACCCCAACTACCAGTATAAGTCAATAATGCTCCAGGATTTATTGTTCTCATAAGCCACCTTGCATAAGGAGAACTCCAACTACTTTCATCATAAGGTAAAATAAAATGTCCTTTTGTTCCATCGTTAGTATCGTGATAAACCCAATAACTACAACTAAAAGCACCTTGATATAAGTTTATTCTGCCAAGATTAACATAATTATTTGAGCCATTAAAATCTGGTAACTTTGAAGAATTATTATCATCTAAAGCCCAGTATCCTGCAATTTCGTTTGTGACTTCTTTTAAAGATAAATTATCAATCCATACTATTTCACCACTTCCCATACTTAATACATTAAGATAATTTGATGTTGTTGCTGAACATACAAAATCAATACTTTTAGAAGTAAAACTTGTTTCAGTTACAGTTGCACCTACAACAGAACTTGCATTAGCAGATACATCAACTGATGAGCCACTATTTACTTTAGCATCAAAAGTAAGTCTATATAATTTTCCAACTGTTAAATCTGAAGATAAATCACTTGCATCTTTAAACCATAGATAAGCACCTCTTACATCATCAACATAAGTTATTTTTAAAGCACCAGAATCATTAGCTATTGTATTACTACCATAAACAACCCAAGAATGTGTACCACTATCAAATGTACTTGCATCTGCATCAAATAACTCACTACCTATTGTACTCTTAACATCTGCTGGTATCTTGGCATAGCTTGTGCTTTCCATGACAGATTGTATTTGTGCTTGAGTTAATTCACCATACCAAATTCCAACTTGAGAAATATTGCCTTCAAAAAATTCTCCAGCAGTACCAGTTTTTCCTATATATCCAGAAGTGCCAGAAAAAGATACAAAAGTATTACTCATAGTTCCAGAGCCATCAAGTATTCCGTTTACATATATTTTATAAGCTTTTGTTGACGGAGTTACAGTTACAGCACCATGAGTCCATTCTCCCTCTGTAAGAGTTGTACCCCCTTGAGGATTTTCAGCATATATACTTGGAACAATAGTCCAATCAGAACCACCGCCACCATTATAAATAATCATAGACCTTCTTTCATAGTTTGATTGGTCACCCCATTCAATAATGGATTGAGTTTGGTCTAAATCTGTACTTTTAAACCATGCTGTAATTGTATAAGGCTCAAGGTTGGGAAAATTACTTGAATCAACTTGTATATAATCATCTGTACCATCAAAACTTGCACTCCCATTCCCAATCGCCTCTGCTTCACCTTCTCTTGCAACATCTACTGCTCTTGGAAGAACTGGAGCATGACCACCATATACTGATGTGGTAGTTGTTGCTCCTTCAATAATACCAGCATTATTGCTAATTAGTTTACAACTAATACTTTTTATATGAACCTCATTTGAAGCAGAACCATTTCTAAAATAAAAAAACCCACCACCATCATGTTGATGATAAAAAGTAACTTTTTGAGATGCTTCTGGCGTGGAATCTGTATTATATCCATGCCTTCGCCATAATCCATATCCACCATAAGTATTATCAATACCAAACCATATATCTTGAACATGACTTGTATCAACAATAGTCCATTCAAATTCTATTTTATATAAAGAACCAGTTACTAATGCTGTACTAAATCCAGCACCACTTGTAGTAAGATGAACATATCCAACCCCTAACTTTAATGCTCCCTCTGAATATTGTTCAGTATTTCCATAAGAATGAGTTCCATTTGCATTAACCCAATTTCCTTGACTTGTAAATGTTGTGCTTGAAAGTATTTCTGTATAATCCGTTGTACCATGCTCATTTAATATAATAGAATCAGCTTCAGTAGTTCCAGTTTCTGTCCTTGCATTGCTTTCTACTGGAGTTCTACTTGATTCAGTTTCATTATCCAACGCCCACCAACTAACTAAACTTGTTTTTTCTACAGATTTTAGCTGACTGTAGTTCTTTCTCATTACAGAGTTGATTTCTTCTACTGATAAAGCTCGTGACCAAATACCTGCATTTGCAATACTCCCATCAAATGTTCTTGCATTACCAGTATTATTTCCAATGAATAAAGTTTGACTTGAATCATTAGCTACAGTTCCAGCTGGTGTACCACCTTCTGTAACTGTTACACTTACTCCATTAATGTAAAAAATAGGGTCATTAGATGTAGAGCTATTATCATATACTACAGCTACATGATTCCATGTATTTAAGGCAACAGTAGCTGTGCTATCCCAGAATCCTACAGTAGAATCAAATCCATGAGCAAATCGTAGTTCACAATTACCACTACTTTCGTCTGTTACTAAAAAATAAAAACCATCAGCACCCGATGTAGCTGTTGATTTGTCAAAAATTCTACCATAATTATTTTCTCCATCACTACTTGGTTTTATCCAAGCAGTTAAAGTACCGCCACCTACAAATACTTGGTCTAATGTTGAATCTGAGCCACAATCTATATAATCATCTGTACCATCAAATGATGTTGAACCTTCACAAGGAAACTTGAGGGTGTCTGACTTATTTGATGTAAAGTCGAGGTATAGTTTAAGGTTGTCCTTAACGTAAGTTAAGAGGGATGCTCCCCCCTTAGCTAGGTTTGTTGCTAGTCCGAGCATAGACTTAGCCTAAGTATGCTACTACTGAACCACTAGCTAAAGTGAATGCAGTCCAGCGACCAAATATTGTAACTCCTTGTGGGAAAGTATTTGAAGTGTCTATTGCATCCCCATTACCACTTGCAGTTCCAATATAGCTTGAGCTTTCTGGTGTTAAAGTAGTAAAGGTGCAATCTTCTAAAAATGTTATTGCTACTATCTTCTTATCTGAAATAGCTGTAGTACCATCTTCAAATAAACACCCAGCTTGTCCTAGTCCAATATTATTTGATTCATTAACTGAGTATTTTCTGAGGTTTGCCATATTTTTTCTCCTGTGTTACGATACCTTACCGAGCTTGACTTATCTCATGGGTATCTTGGTTTTTCTCAGGGGGAGAATAAACTCCCCCCAAGATGATTAATTACCGCTAGGTAATTTATTCGTAATCCACTAAAGCGAATATTCGTCTTTCGCCATCTGCATCAGCATTTCTAACAGCACCACCATATACAGACTCGCAAGTTACGAGTGTAGATAGGTAAGAGTGTCTGTAAGAAGCTTTCATATTAGCTTCCTTAGAGAAAGCGTAATAAAGAGCAGACTCATGGATTGCATATCCGTAAACGATGTCATTATCGTCAGTACCAGAGGTTTCAAGGTCAGAAACTGCCTTAATACCTTTAGTTGCATCAGCACTTACATCAGCACCGCCAGAAGCAGAACCCATATAAGGAGACTGAGCAATCCAAACTGGCATTCCGAGGATAGCACCAGCATTACCAGTACGACCAAAGTCAGCACCTAATGTTGCTTGAGTACCTTGAGAGTAGCTAGTAAGTGAGTTTAGACTTGCATACATATCTGGAGACAATACCAAGTTCCAACCATCTGTATCACCAGTTTCCCCAAGAATCAATCCCATAAGAGATGTTAGATTTGCTTGAGATAGAACTGAACCAGTTGTTTGAACATGCATTGACTCATTAGCATCCGCACCAATAGCACCAGTAGCACTAGCTAGTAGTGACTGGATATTATTTGCTACTTGATAGTGTAGGAAATTGTCAAAACCTCTAGCACAAGCATATGCTAATTGTTTTGCATAGATTTCCATCAAATCGTAATTAGACTGAACTTTTACAATATCTGGAATGTAAGCAGATGCTACATTATATTCAGATACAGTTAAAGCAGTCTCATCACTTGTCATGCTACCACCGCTTGTTACATCAGCAGATATTTCGCTACCTTGAGTATAAGCAGATAGTGCAGGGACACCAATATGTGGAAGATGAATTTTATCGCCTTGATTTGCCACATCAGGTGACAAGTCAATACCGACATTTTTCATCATTATTTTTTGTTGAAAGGCTTCTAAAATCGCCTGTCCCCAAACCTCAGGAATAAACTGGTCAGCAATATTTGGAGTTACCGCACCAGTACCACCCGAGTGAACATTTACATCAAATGGGTCTGAAAAAGCCATGAGAAGTTCTCCCTAAATTATCTTTTAAAACTGTCGAGAATACTACTCCAATTTTCCCTTCGCTCATCCTTTGTGATATTTTTAAAATTAAGGTCTTTTGTAGAAACAGCTCCCACATTATCTTTGGGATTATTTTTTACTGACGATAACTCTTCAACAACATCTACAAGAGATTCAGTTGGTAAATCGGAGAATTTTTCTCGTTTATTCTCTGGCAGTCTTGATAAGGCATCTTGCCTAAGTTTAGCATCTTGTTTTTCAAATTGTTCTTTTACAACTTTTAAAGATTCATTTTCTTTTGACAATACTGAATTTAATTCAGATAACTTACCTTGTTCTTCAAGTTCTGCCCTTTGTTTTTCCTCAATAAAAGATTTCATCTCAGATATTTGCTTTTCAAGCTCTTTTTTCTGAGATATAACCTCATTTAATCGTGACCGAGGAATATTATCTTGTACATTGTTTTCGACTTTAGTGTCGGCTTCCTGTTTTACATCTGTTTCGATGACTTTTTCTTCTGACATTTTTACCTCTTGAGTGAGTGGTTAATTTATGCAAAATTCCCTTGCATAAGATATACATCATAAACTAACTTAAAACACTATTCTAATGCAAGAAAAAAATTACGAATTTAAAAGAAAATGGTTTAAATATCTTAATTACAAACCGCATGATGGGCAATTAGCATTACACTATCCAGAAAAAAGGGATGCCAGATTTCATGTTATAGTATGTGGGAGAAGATTTGGTAAGACTTGGGCTAGTGCTATGGAGGCAACCTATGTTGCATCTCAACCCAATAAAAGAATTTGGGTTGTTGGGATGTCTTACAAGAAAGCAAGGCTAATTTTTAGGGAAATTTGGCAAAGAATGGTTATTGGACATGGTGACGATGTTGACAAGGCATCTGAAAAAGATATGTATATTCGATTTAAGTGGGGAACTACTGTTGAGGGCATGTCGGCTGATAATGCTGATTCATTAGTGGGCGAGGGTCTTGACCTACTTGTAATTGATGAAGTTGCCAAGATGAATAAAAAAATATGGGATATGTATCTATCCCCAACAGTAGCTGGTAGAAAGGGAAAAGTTATTTTTATTACGACCCCAGAGGGCAGAAATTGGATATACGATTTATATAAGCTAGGACAAACAGACAATGAATGGAATAGCTACTCATCACCATCTTGGAAAAATCAACATGAATTTCCATTAGGATTAGAAGACCCAGCTATAGTTGAAAGAAAAAGAAATATGTCTAAAGAGCTTTTTGGGCAAGAATTTGGTGCAGAATTTTCTGTATTTGAGGGTAAGGTTTGGGATTTTAATAGGGAATTAGATGTTGGAGATTTTCCATATGACCCTAATTTACCAACATATTGCACAATAGATTTCGGATATCGACAACCTGCTGTTTTATTTATTCAAACAAAATTTGATGGAAGAGATGAGCATATTAGGATTTTTGACTGCATTTTACATAAACAGAATATTAAAACAGAAGATTTAATTAAAATGATAAAAGTTAAAGGATATCCCATTCTTTCCTATTATGGTGACCCAGCAGGGGCTAATGTCCAAGGGCAAACTGGTGCTGGTGATATGGAGATATTTAGAAGAAGTGGAATAAAGGTTCTATACACAAGAGATAGGATGAGCAGAAATATAGTCAATAGCGTTTCACATACTAGAGGATTTTTTGAAAGTGCTGATGGGACAAGAAAAGTTCATGTGCATAAAACTTGTAAAGAAGTTATAGAGGATTTTGAAGAGTATCGATACCCAGAATCTACTGATGGTAAACCAATTAAAGATGAACCACTTAAAGATGGATACCATGACCATGGAAACGATGCTTTTAGATATTTTATAATTAACAGATTTCCAATTAAAAACAGAGAAATGAAAAGGATACAGAGATGATAGACAAAGTATTAAAAGATAAATTATTAGAAACAAAGCTAATGAGGTCACATGAAAGAAGAAAAGAAATCAGAAAGCACTTAGATTATTATTCTGGTACTTCTACTGATGATTATATATTAAAATATTTTAATGCTGATGCTTTTACAGAGATTCCACCAACAGTTAGTAACTTTACTAGAAAATTTATTAATAAGATTAGTAGAATATACACCTTAGGAGCAAAAAGAAATTTAGGTAACAGTAATAATAAGTATAAAGAGCTTACAAAAACCAAAGATGTAAGAATGAAACATTCTGAGAGAATGACTAGACTTTTAGGTACTGTTGCAAATAGAGTGTATTGGGTCAATGAATCGTTTGATTATAGACCAATTTATTATTTTGAATCATATTTCGATGATAATCCTTTTGAACCAAATTCAATTATATACCCCTTATTAAATAATTCATCTGACTTGTCAAATACAGAAAATCTTCAATGGGAATACTGGGATTCTGAAATTTATGCCATTACCAATGAAGAGGGTAAAATAATTAGTCAAAAAGAAAACCCCTATGGGATTCTTCCTTTCGTTTTTACTCACAGGGAAGACCAAATAGATTCATTTTTTGTCGAGGGAGCATCTGACATTATTAATTGCAATGAGCAAGTCAATATCGCACTAACCGAAATGAATCTTGGAATGAGGTTTAATATGTTTGGTCAGCCTTGGGTTACTGGGCTAAACTCAGACCAAAGCTTAGTGAGAACTGGCTCTGACACTATTTTAGATATGGGTGATGAGGGGGCATATAATATTACAAGCCCTAATGGAAATATATCAGATGCCATTCAAAATATTAAATTCCAGATGGAACTTGTTGCTTTGAACAATCATCTCTGGATTACTTGGGCAGAATCTGGTGGAGAAGTTCCAAGTGGTATATCACTAATGATAAAAGACCTTGATAGAAAAGAAGATTATTTTGATGATATTGCTTTATGGAGAATGTATGAAGAAAAGTTTTATAGTGTTGAAAGAGTGATTGCGGAATATAATGATATTTCCTTACCAGAAGAGTTTGGTGTTGATTTTGAGGAAGTTGAATATCCAAAAACTATACAAGACCAAATAATGAAAGACCAGTTTGACTTAGAAAATAACCTTACTACTCATGCAAAAATAATGATTAGAGACAATAAGGACTTATCATTAAAACAGGCACAAAAAGTAATTGACGATAATAGAAATGTAAATAGTGAAATTAAGAAAGATAGTAATGAAACTGAGAATAGAGGTTAATTATAGTTTTGGTAAACTAGGCAGGGCAATGCCTAAGATTATCAAAGAGTATCTTAGTGAATACGCTTTGGGAACAGAAAAAGGTTCAAAAACTAATATCGATAGGGGATTAGCTGATATTACTAATGCAACTAAAGCATGGAGAAAATCAAAAGGCTATCCTCAGTCACCGCCATTAAAAGCTAGTGGTAAGATGTATAGCAGTATTAAGGCTAATCAAAACAAGCTAGATATTCTTCAATATGGAAAATGGCACAATGATGGAGCAGTCCCTACCACCCAAGCCAGACCATTTATATCTACTGACGATGAAACTCGCAATAAAATTAATGCAGATTTTAGAAAAAAAACTAAAAAGGAATTGTCTGTAAAAAGAAAATTTGTATTACAAACATAATTATCACTAGCTTATGCTAACAAATATAAGGAAAGTTAGCATGGGACAGATAGAAGACCTCTTGAGTTATCTTTCAACACTTGAGGGGCTAATAAGAGACTTAGACAGAAGATTGACAGATTTGTCAGAAGTAGAATTAGCCAATAATCAATTACTTGCATCACTTGTTCAGTTTTCTAATCAAATGATGCATCCAGAAGTAAATATACCAACAAACGAAGAATTATTAGAAGAATTGGCTAGATACTCAGCAAAAATGGAGAACTGGGAAAAAAATTAATGCTAAACTACAATATTGCTTTGTGGTTTTGTAAACATTGTTTTTGGTCGTGGAAAACACTAAGTTCAAAATTTGAAATAGAAGACCAATGCCCTGAATGTAATTCATGTCATACACAAAGAGTCATTAAGAAAAAAGACTTAAATTCCTTGCCATAAATTAGTAATTGTTGTAAATTTATTTATTGTCGCTCAAGGTGAGGGCAATAAAATTAACTAGCGTATAGGAGTTATTATGAAAATAGCAACAGTTCCTTTGCATCTCAATCGAGATGAATTTTTAACACCCTTTGATAGAATGTTTGATAACATTGTTTCGACTCAATTTCCAGAATTTGAGAAGAGCTTTGGTATTTCATTTGAAAAAGGTTCATTTCCTAAAGTTGATGTAGCAGATTACGATGATTGTGTTGTAATTATTGCTGAAATACCATCATTAAAAAAAGATGCCCTAAAAATAGAAGTTGAAGAGGGCGTTTTAAGCATTAGTGGTGATAAGCACAAGCTAGAGGATGAAAATGTGCGGTATATTCGCAAAGAACTCAAACATTCATCATTTCGTAGGTCTTTTCAGCTTGGTGAGCTACTAGATACAGAAAATATCTTCGCAAATTTTGAAGATGGAGTGTTGAGAGTGGAAATTCCCAAAAAAGAACCTACTGTTCCAAAAAAACAGGAAGTCACTATACAGTAAAAGATTGGGGGTTTAACCGCCCCCTTTCTTAGAGAATTTGTTTTTCTTTTTCAATTACCAGTTTTTGCCATTCCTTTTTCTGAGATGGTGTTTTTCTACCTCTTGGTAGTATAGGGATTCCTACAACTTTAGCTCTTTCTCTCCATTCTTTGGCAATTTTTCTTTTATCTTGCTTTGATTGTTGTTTTACTTTAATTGAATCAATTACAGGCTCTGGTTTTCTGGGCAAAACTTCAAAATCAACATATTCAGCCTCATCAGGCTCAACTTCTACTTCCCCATCTACCTCGGCATTAAGAAATTTCTCAAAAGGACTTTGATGATTTGCGACCTCCACCCTCTTTATCAACTTACCTGAATGCTCCAGAACCAATCTACCAGCCTGAACATTACCAGCTTCAGCTTCACGAATCATACTATTCAATACAGAGGGCAACCTAGAACCAAAAGTAATCATATACTTCTGATAAAACACTTCTACGAACTCTGGGTCTTTTAACCACTTGTGAATTGTAACAGCCGAAACGCCTGATTCCTCTGCAACATCTTTAACCCGAGCATTAGGCTCACTAACCAATAACTCTATAGCCCTAACCTTAGATGCATTCCAATGTGTAGGCAAATTTACACTCATAAACTGTCTCCAAACTTTCTAATTAATTTAATAGACTTTACAGAGACTATGAAAGACTTTCTTTTCAAATCTTTTTTGGAACATTCATTTGGCATTTTAGTGAGTAATGGCTACTAATTAAACGCTCAAAACGCTCATACGCCTATGGGGGGCTGATAATGAGACTCAGTCTCAATAAGGGACGAATTTAAACAGGCTAAAAACAAATGTCAAGTAAAATAAAAATAAATAACTTTTTTGC